GGATGGGATGGAAACGGCCTAGCGATGCCTGCGCCGCCATGGCTTCCTCGACCGTCTGCCGGCCTGCCTTGGCGATCCAGACGCGCTGGATATAAGCTTGCACCAACGACACGTCCTCGCCGTTCCATGGGCGGGGAAACGGCCCGTAGGCCATAGGTCCGCCATCCTCAATAGGCGGCGGGGATCGGGTCAGCAGCGATTGCGAGGTGAACTCGTTGTGAGACAGCATGCCGGCAAGCTGCGGGTCGTGCGCGAGGATTAGCATGAGGTTGCCAACCGTGTATTGCGGCTGGCCGTTACCGTCGCGCTGTAGGGCCGTGTTGAGGCGTTCCAATCCGGTGCCGGCGGACTGCCCGAACCGTTGCGACCATGCGTTGAAGGCGTTCACGCCGTCATCCTCCATTACGCACCCGCCAGCGGGCCAATTTCAGCGCGGCTTCGCCCACCTCGACCGGGGGGCATGGGTCCATCGTGCGGACAAGGTCCAGCATGGCGCGGCCGGCGTCGGCTTCGGTGCCGCCGGCTTTCAGAATGGCCGTCGCCGCGTCGGCTAGTTGCTTTTCCTGCTCGCGCGTGCGGCGGATCATCGCCAATTCCTCAGCGTGCCGGGCGTCGCGGGCTGTCCACACGAGGCGCGTGCGTAGGCCGATGGGGTCCACTGTCGGGGCGTTCCTGCAGGCCTCGCGCACGATGGCTGCCATGGTTTTTGCGGCTTCGCCGGGCGGAAGTAGGCCGTTCGCTTCCATGCGGCCTAGCATGTCGGCAGCGCGGTGTTGGGTTGGGGGGTCTAGGCGGTGTTTCACCCCCGCACCCTCTCCGCCATCCGCTCCACGTAATCCGCCAACCATTGGTCTGACGGCACCAAATACGCCGTCCCCGTCAGGGTCGCCCCGTTGCGCACGCCGTGGCGGATCGTCCAGATGCGCGCGGCTGGGGTGTTGCCGATGGTGATGCCGCCGGTAATCCCGTCCTCGCCGTCCGTGGTCGCCAGCGTCACCCGCTCGCCGTCTGTCGTGGTGGCGTGCATCTGGCCCTCGGCGGCTTTGTGCCAGGTCGCGAGGGTCCAAGTTTCGCCGTGGATAGTGATGCGGCCGGCGCGGGGGTTGGTGGTGAGGTGGAGGGTAATCAAAACATCGTCTCCGCCCGCGCCTTCGCCAGCTTCGCCAGCGTCCGCGCCGTGGGCTTGGCGGCACGGGCACGCGGCGGCTTGTTGTGGCCCTTGGCGGGCGCGTCCAGTGCCGCATCGTGGTGCATCGCCGCCACACGCCATCCGGGCGCCAACGGGATGCAGTGGCGTTCCAGGGCCTCGCCGAGTTGTTCGACGCTCCGCACCACCTCGTATCCAAACTGCAACCGCGCCATGGCCTGCCCAAACGCGGCCTGTTCTGGCGTCGCGGTGTTCTTCCCCGCTTTCAGTTCCACGCCGAGGAAATAGCCCGGCGCCCAAATCATGATGTCAGGCAGCCCGCGCTTGACCCCGCGCGCCTTCTGCATCTGGCCCTGTCGCATGGTTTGCTTGCGCTCGTGGCCGACGCTGGACCAATGGCACGGCGCCGGCAAATGGCTGTTCAGCAGCATGCGCGCGCGGGATTGGAGGCGATCTTCCGGCCTCATGCCGCCGCCACGCTAAACAGATCCACGGCGCCCCGTTCGGCCCCTTCCATCGCCCGCACCGCTTGCCGCCAGTAGGACGGTTTCAACTCGCAGCCGAAGAACCGCCGCCCGCGCTTCACGGAAACGACGCCCTCGGAACCGATCCCAAGGAATGGCGAGAGCACCACGTCGCCGGGGTTGCTCCACATCGTCACCGCCCGATCGATCAGCGGCAGTTGCAACGGGCACAAATGCCTCTCGTCCGCTTCGTCTCGCGCGGCGTCCAGGCTTACGGCATCCCCGACCCACTTGGATGCCTCGGCCTTGTTGTTAAGGACTGCCGTTTGCGAGATATCGAACCACACCGGGCTCGCCCATTTCTGCCAAAGGTCAACCGGGAAGTCGGCCGGCTTGTGCCCTACCGGCTCGGCGTTCTCGCCCGGCGCGCGGAAGATCAGCAGGTAATCCGGCGTCCCCGGCCAAGAGCATGTGCTGTCTTTCAAAATTTGCTTGTGCAGCAGATGAAGCGCCTTCGTGCGTGTCATTTCCACCACGGGATCGCGCCAGATGGTGACGCGTCGCACGAACGTCCATCCGGCGCGGAGATGCGCGGCCACGATGTCATCCGAAAACGGCTTCGTGCCGATGTATCCATCTTTCCACTTGCGCGTGGGCAGGTCGGAACAATGCACGGCCGTCATCCGGCCCGGCTTCGTCACCCGCAGCTTATGGCGAATGATGAATTCGTAATGCGAGAAAAACTCGGCGTCATTCGCGGAATTGCCAAGGTCGGATTCGCTCTCGGAATACACGAAAAGATCGCCGAACGGAGGCGAGTAGACAGAGAAGCCAACGGATGCATCGGGCAACTGCGCCAACACATCGCAACTATCGCCGTTGATGGCAGTCCATCGCTGGCCGTGAGCCGAGTTCAAGCATCGCACATCCATTGAGGCAGCCTCCCTACGTGATTTGGTTCATATCGGACGCGAGTAACCGCCCGCTCGACCCGGCTTCGCGCCATGGCCGCAGCCATTGCTCGCTTCATGGTAGCGTGGTCGCCGGCTTTGCGGTCAATCACGCGGCCAATTTGATCCTCGCCCTCGGCAACAATCAGATGCACATCGACGGGGCGCGTCTGGCCAAATCGCCAGCACCGCCGCACGGCCTGATACCAAGCCTCATAACTGAAGCTGCGGCCCACGAACGCCACCCTCGCGGCATGCTGCCAGTTCAACCCCATCCCGGCCACGCTCGGCTTGGTGATGATGTATCGCGCTTCCCCAGCCGCGAACGCCGCTAGTGCCTCTTCCTTGCGGTCTGGCGTGTGCGATCCCCGCACCTCCACGGCCCCAGGAACCGCCGCCATCAGTGCGTCGGCCTCGGCATCGTTGTCGCACCATATGACCCATGCTTCGCCCGGCTCGGCTGCCACCAGGGCGCCAACCGCCTCCGCGCGCGCCTGTGCCGTCTCGCGCTTGACCGCGTGCATGTTCGTCGCGCTCATGTCGCCCGCGAACAGCATCCCGGCCGGCGCGCGCGTGTCGCCCGCCGCCTTGTGCCGATGGATCTGAAGCGCAGGCAACACGAATCGGGATGCGTCGTATCCAAGATCGGCCGGCGTCTCAGCGCACCGCGCCCACGAGGCCACCCAATCCCAGAACGCATCAACCGCGTGGCCCTTGATGCGCCACTGTTGGCTGGCCGTCGCGGTGTCGTTGATGAACCATCGCGACAACATCTCGACGTTCCGCATTTGGCTCAGAAATTCAGAGTGTGTGCCCAGCTCCATATGATCATTCGGCGCCGGGGTTGCCGTGCTGGCCAGTTTGAACCGATGGCCGGCAAACGACGCGATCAACGCCCGAGTCGTGGCGCCCGTGAAGCTCTTGAGGATAGAGCTTTCGTCGAGCGATACCGCACCGAACTGCACCGTATCCAGCGCGCCGAGGCGGTCGTAATTGCATACATTGATACCGTCGCGCGCTTCGTCCTGACTGCGGATCACGCGGACGTTGTAGCCCAGCGCCACCCCCTCGCGCTCGATCTGCCGGGCCACGGCCAGCGGCGTCAGGAGCAACGCGCGCCCGTTGCTGGCTGCGGCGGCTTGATGGCACCATTCAAGCTGAATGCGCGTCTTGCCAAGGCCGGTGTCCAGAAACATCGCAGCCCGGCCCTGGCGCAGAGCGAACGCCACGCACTCGGCCTGATAGTCGAATAGGTGCGCCGGCATGGCGCCGGGCTCGATGCCCACGGCCTGCGGCTTAGGGGCTTTGCCGGCGAGGAACGCCGCGTAATCAGGATGCAGCATCAATAAAACCCCCCCACCTTATCCACCCGCTCCACCTTCCATGCATCCGGGTAATACGCCGCCACCATCGACAGCCCGATCACCCGCTCGATCACCTCCCGCCCGTCCGGCAAGTACACGCGGTATTCGATCATCG